AGTGATCGACCTCATCCTGGGTGTTCTTTGCGAGGTTCGAGGTGAGGCGCACGCCGCCGAACATCACACCACGGTGGCCGCTGATTCACGACACCACGTGCTGAGAGGCGAACTGCCAACCTGCGGGGTAGGCGATGATTCACAAAGCTCTAACAGCAGCTCTAATACGTCACGTGACGATTCCAACCCAGGTAGTTGGCATAGGCGTGACAAGCCAGGGTTCCACTGCACCTGGCGAGGCTGCGGATAGGTGGATGTAAAGCCAGATGGGGAGCTATTTGACAGCCACCGTACAATAGGAAGGAAACCCACCACCAAAAGTTTTCTACGGAGGACACATGAACACGCGAAAGAAATCGGCCCAGACCCCGCTGATTTTCAGCGTCATAGAGGATCTTAGACGCAAAGGGTACAACCAGTCCGAGATCGCTGACATGCACGGCGTGACACGTCAAGCTGTCAGTTGGCAGAAAGTTGTGTACGGAGGGCAGTTGACTCCCCGGCAAGTTGTGAACAAAGCGTGGCCGTTTAAGACCACCAACCTGCACAGCAAGTCGAAAGCCTATCAACGGCTGCGTGACCTGGGCGAATATATGGCTACAGCAGGTCACGGCATGAACTTCGACAAGTTGAGCCGGCTGAAATCGTGGCTCTCGTTTATGCGGGACAACGATTTTGTGTTGGAGTTTGATCCCGAGATTCCACCGGAGCCGGGTGTTTCACCGTACGGCGGTTTCGCATACCGCAAACGGCGCAAATCAGACAAAGATCTGCTGATCCGGGTCAATAAGCACACCGATTTGAGTGACGCTGGCCGCATCATCTGGTGTTTCCCACCAGATGAAATCATCGTTTTACCGTGATTTTTGTCACCCACCTTGTGTATGGTTCAGATCACAGCAGTATTTCATCCTGGTTTCTAACTGGCGACTGGGACAACAACAATTAAATAACCCTCAGGGGGGGAATTGTTCAGTGCTCAACACTATCAACACCATCGTTTCGCACGCATCGTTGTTGTATGCGGCCTTAGTCGAATGCTCGATTTTGGTGGTGTATCGCAGTCCGCTAGTGAAGAAAGATTCGGAGATGTACCGCCCGGTTATAGAAATCCTTGGCGGGGGAGGGTTACATGGAGAGAGCTACTCCACTCCATCCCATCCCATCCCATCCCATCCCATCCCATCCCAGTATATCGCTGATAGTCCGTACTGGCTGGACTTTGAAGAGGTTCGGGAAGACGAAATGATGATGTACCGAAAGGGGATATTTAGTGTTTACCGTAGAAATTGATGACCAGGGCTGGGATCGCTGGCCCGAGGTGCAGGAGTACGCAGAGGAACACGGCATCACGCTTGCCGAGGCTATCGAGCGGCTCGTCAACAGCGGATTGAGCCACCTGTGACCGATATTGTGGATCTACCGCTGCGGAGCGTCAGCCAGCTCAACCAGTATGTCCGCTGCCCTATGGCCTACAAGCTGGGGCGTATCGACAAAGTGTGGGCCCGACCGGCGGCGTGGCTGCCGCAGGGTACAGCGTTCCACGCTGTCGCTGAAGAGCACGAGCGCCGCATCCACACAGGAGATCCGCTGAGCCTGGACGAAGCTAAAGATCTGTTCCGCGAATACTACGCAGCCGGCATAGGTGAGTTGTGCGACTTGACACCCAACTTCGAATGGTGGTTTTGGTCTGGCCCGTACAGCGGTGAGCGTGACGTAGAGCGCCGCTACGAGATCGGGTTGGAACAGGTGGAGAAGTTCTTTACGTGGCGGCAAGACCCAGGTCAGCAAATCTGGGTGGCCCCGGACGGGACACCCGCGATCGAGCTGGCATTCAAAGTGGAACTTGACGGCATCATGGTGCGAGGCTTCATAGACGCTGTCGTAGTAGTCGATGGGGAGCTGCGTGTCCGGGACTACAAAACTGGTAACTCACCCGGCGACGACTTCCAGCTAGGGGTTTACGCGCTGGCCGTCTCCATCTTGTACGGCATCGAACCGCCCAGGCTGGGTGACTACTTCATGGCAGGTAAGAAGGGGAAGCCGGCGAAGCCGACGAAACCGTACGACCTGACGCATTGGACTCGCGAGAAGATTACGGCGAGGTTCCATGAGGTTGAGGAGCAGATCCAGGCCGGGAACTTCGAGCCGCTACCGGAGCCGTCTAAGTGCGGTTTCTGCGACGTGAACCGTTCCTGCCCCGTTTATTCGGGCTAGGACTTGACACCCACCAATACTCACGTACTTAAAAGGAGTGAACGATGGAAGAGTTTCGCAGAGATGTCCAGCGCCACAAACCAGACAGCGAGTACGCGTGGGTGCATCTTGGCCCTATAGCGGGGCTGCCCTCTTGGCATCAGCAGTCGCAGCCGTCTGCCTACCCGTTCCCGACGAACGCTGCGGCGGCGTTGTTTGCGTCAACGCATCGAGAGCTGTATCCAGGCCGGGAAGTGGAGGTTGTGAATGTCGGACTGGAACCCTGACGACCCAGCGCTAAAAGCGGTCAAAGCTCCGCACGAGATAGCCGGAATCTTGCGCTGGCATCGAGCTAATGTGCCGTCCAGAAAGATCATGGAGATGTTGCATCTGCCCGGTACGAAGTTGATGGCCGCACTAGCTAAGGCCACCGAGCAGGAAAAGTCAGCGGACAGCAAAGGCTTATCAATCCATGAGGGGTTCATCCAAGAAGAGGAGCAGAGTTGATCGAAGGGCTGTGGAAGGACTTGCATTCGATCGTCAGCGAATGGATCCTCGATCACCCGGATCTGACTCCGGGGGATCTGGTGGACGACTTGCACGATTACATCATCGAAGCCTACGGGCCACCATTCTAGGAGGTTTGTGTACACACCTAGACAATCGCTGTACATCCGGGGTTCAGCCGGCGATCCGCTACCCACGGTGTGGGATGCGTTAGAGCAGAAAGGCACCACATTACGGAGAGGTCAGTTAGTTCTGATATGTGCTGGGCCTGGGACGGGCAAGAGTGCGTTTGTCCTGGCTTACGCGCTGAAGTCGAAAGTGCCGACGCTCTACTTCTCAGCGGATTCAGATGCGTTCACGCAGATCTCAAGGTCTGTGTCCATCCTGTCGGGATGCTCTTTGGAGCGGTCAACTAGGGCGGTGCGCAATGCCGACTTAGGGGCCGCAGCGGAAGAGCTTGACGACATCCCTATACGATTCAACTTCAAAGCGTCACCATCCCTCGACATTATCGAAGAGTCGTTAGAGGCGTACAACGCTTTGTACGAGGACTACCCAGCGCTGATCGTTGTCGATAACATCACCAACGTCCGCACCGATTCAAGCGACGGCGACGACCCGTTCTCCGGGTTGGAATCTTTGATGGATTATCTGCACGAGATGGCCCGTGAAACGGGCTCGTGCGTTGTCGGGTTGCATCACGTCACAGGCCCGTGGAACGACGGCGACAAGCCGATCCCGCTGTCCGGTATCAAAGGTCAGATCGGGCGTGTACCGGAACTGATTCTGACGTTGCACCGGGTCGCTAACGAGTTCGGGCCCGACGCGTTGAACGTGTCCACCGTCAAGAACCGCGCAGGTCGTTCCGACCCGTCCGGTAACGATTTTGCTCAGCTTGAGTTTGTTGGAGAAACGATGAAGATCAGCGACTTCGGTCGCTGACTTGACACCCACCAAGGAGATGTTTTGACTACACCAAACCAGATGCCCCGAAAGCCCCTCAACAAACTGAGGCTGCAGATCGTTGACGGCATTCTCGACATCGTCGGATCATCGTGGGAGCGCAAGTCGATCTCTAAAGACGAAGACGGCAAAGAGATTATTGTGTCGCACCGGGTCGCTCGCAGCGTTCTGCGTTACCCGCTGGCGCAGAATGTGTCCGAGCTGACTGTGGAGCGGATCGCGAAGAATTTCCTGTGAGTGCTGACACAACGATCGCGGTGTGGGCTATCGCGTCTGCTATCGCAGTCACAACTCTGGCTGTGTTGTTGATTCTGCTGGGTATCTAGGTGGCGAGACGCAGACGATCACCGCCCAACAACGTCCAAGCAAACCGTAAACCGTGCATCGACTGCAGATCTTCTGGCGTCGTAACGAAAAGGAAGGCACCCCATCCTGGCCCAAGATGCGCCACACACCACCGAGTTAAACGTCGGACTCGTTCGACTGCGACTTGGGCCCAACGCATCAAAGACCTTTACGGTCTTGATGAAGAAGACTATTGGTCGCTTCACCGATATCAGCTTGGCTCTTGTGCGATATGCCAGAGAGCCACAGGAGCCCGTAAAAGGCTCTCAGTCGATCACTGCCACGTTACCGGAACTGTTCGAGGCCTTCTATGCACCCCGTGCAACAGAAACGTCCTGGGACATTTGCGAGACGACCCTGACGCGCTGTTAAGGGCTATCGACTACCTGCAGGAGCCCCCAGCCGTTCGGGTGCTGGGTGTGATCATCACACCGGATATGAGGGCTTGATGGAGGGGAAAGAGTGCGAACACTGCAAAGCGATAAAGCCGCGTTGGATGGGTGCTGCACATACGTGTATGCCGCCGACGACGATGTACCACCCGTACAACTATTTTTTTGATCCGATAACGGGAGACTGTGATGACTGACAGTCCGATAGCGCTAGTGATTCAGCGGTACTACCCAGATTGGGGAGCGCCACCCGACACAGGTCGGGTGTGGGAAACGTGTTTGTGCCCGTTCCACGGCGACGGCGTCCCATCCGGTGCTGTCAGCTACGACTTGCAGGCTTTCAACTGTCTCGCCTGCGACGTTAAAGGAGACGCGATCTCCATTATCCGACATGAGGAAGGAGTTGGCTTTGCAGAAGCTCTCAGAATCGCAGAGAACTTATCTGTGGGAAGCGACATCCCGGTATCGCGAAAGCCTGCCAGGAAGCCGAGCCGCCGAGTATTTGGTGAGCCGGGGGATTCCGCTAGGAACACCGTACGGGCTGGGGTTCGTAGCAGAACCGCTCCCTGGACATGAACTCTATCGGGGCTGTTTGGCGATCCCGTATATGCGGTGGTCGCAGTGGCGTAACTGGTCTGTGGCAGCGATTCGTTTCCGCAAGCTGGACGGCTCCAAGCCTAAATACATGACCACGCCGGGGGATAAGCCCCGGCTGTACAACACGCACGCGCTGACGAAGTACTCGAAGGACATGGCGATCACCGAAGGTGAGTTAGACGCTGTGACAGCCGATCTGGCCGGTGTGCCGGCTGTCGGTGTTCCGGGCGCTCAGATGTGGAAACCGTATTTCCGCGAACTATTTCTGGGCTACCGAAACGTCAACGTATTCGCGGACGGTGACGAAGCTGGCTTGGAGTTCGCGAAGCAAGTCGCTAAAACGTTACCTAACGCACGCATCATCCCTATGCCTGACGGTCAGGATGTCAACTCACTCGTTATGTCGCAGGGCAGATCCGCTCTTTTGGAGAGGATCTGAAATGTTAAATCTCGATCCCGATTTAATCCATGATTATGTTTATGAAGATGAAGGAGACGAAGAAGAATGTCGATTCGACACGCTTTTGCATTACTGGCTGCGGTTGCAGCCTTAACTCTCGCCGGCTGCAAGACAGGTGAGGATCTGGTTCTGCCTAACCAATCGCAAAGCCGCAACGTTCAGCTTGTAGCTAGCTTGACACCCACCAACACCGGTTGGATCTGCAGCGCACTAGACAGCTCACCGACAGTTTCAACTGTCGAGCAGATCGCTGTGAAGTTGCTGAGTGAGTACGACTCGCAGCAGGCCGCAGACGTGCTCGTTTCGGAGGTTGTTGCCGACTGCCCGGAGCACATATCGGTGCTGAAGCAGTTCGTTAAAAAGTGGGGCTGACCAATAACTGACAACGTCAACAACCCGGCGCACTACCAGTTTTCCAACGGCGCTCAGGTGGTGGACATCACCGAAAACTTGTCGTTCAACTTGGGAAACGTGGTGAAGTATTCGGCTCGTGCAGGCCGCAAGACTGACGATCCGATAGAGGATCTGCTCAAAGCCCAGTACTACCTGAACCGGGAGATTTTGCGTGTGTTGCCCGATCTCCTGACCAACCCGTTCAAGGAGAAAAGTGGCTAAACGAATCGTGGTCATCTCTGACACGCAAATCCCGTTCGATGATCGAAAAGCACTGAAAGCGGTTGTCCAGTTCATCATCGACACACAACCGGATGAGGTTGTGCATATCGGTGATCTGATGGACTACCCGTCACCGTCTAGGTGGACGAAAGGCACCGCAGAAGAGTTTGCTTTGCGGATCAAGCCTGACAGCGAGCAGGCGAAGAAGCGTTTTCTGGCTCCGCTGCGCGAAGGCTACAGCGGACCTGTCGGTGTGCATGAAGGTAACCACGATTCGCGGCCCCGCGACTACCTGTCGAAGTATGCGCCGGCTCTCGTCGAATACGCCGATCAGTTCCGGTTCGAGAACCTGTTGGACTTCGACGGGTTCGGCGTCGAGGTGCTGCCCGAGTTCTACAAGGTGGCTCCCGGCTGGATCTCAACACACGGTCACCGTGGCGGGATTCGTCTGTCGCAGAAAGCGTCTGACACCGCGTACAACGCCATGATGCGGTTCGGCGGCACCTCAGTGGTTATCGGGCACACCCACCGGCTGGGCTTGAAGCCGCAGACGTGGGGTTACGACGGCAACCAGAAAGTTCATTGGGCTATGGAAGTCGGCAACTTAATGAACATGCGATTGGCCCAGTATTTGAAAGGGGCTACCGCCAATTGGCAGTCCGGGTTTGGCCTGCTGACCGTCGAAGGCAACCATGTCAAACCTGAAATCATCCCCATCGTCGGAGGACGTTTCTCCGTTGATGGCACCGTCTGGGAGGTCTGACTTGACACACACCAAACTGCCTTTCCTGCACTTAAATGCACGCTCTCGACAGATCACGTCGAGGGAAGTCAGGGAGGTTTACATCGAAGAGATCACACGGTTCCTGCCGCAAGGTGTTAACCGCGAGAAGTACCTGAAGTCTGTGATGCCTTGAGCGGGATCGCAACGATCCTCGAAAAGTCAGCGAAGACTGCGTTGTTCTCGTGGCGTCAGAACAGCGAAGGGCTGGAAGATCTGATCAACGACCTGTGGGTGTGGTATCTAGAGCGCCCAGGCACGCAGGAGAAGTTGCAGGGGGCCGACGAGCCCCTCGCTCGACGGCTCGTCTACAAGGCGGCGTTGCAGATCCTGGCAGGCCAAGCTCTGTCCGACGACAAGTTCTGTGGAAGGAACATCTACTCATCTGAAGCGGTTAAGGATGCGCTGGCCGGGGTGTCAGGAAACCACTATCTGGTGGACATTTTGCCGAGGGCGTTCGACTCGCTGCGGCAACAGAACGAAGGCTACGCGGAAGCGTTGCAGGTTCGCTACACAGACGGTGAAGTGCCGTCCGATAAAGCCGGTGAGAACCGGCTTGTCCGCGCACACAAGTCGTTGACAGAGCACGTCAACATCATCGCTATCACAGCCGGCGTTGACTCTAACGGCAACGTGAAAGAAGGCCCAGGCAGTCGTAGCGCGGTGTTCCCTGAGACGCGCCGCGCCAAAGGGTACGGCCACGCAGATCCGACAGGTGACACAGCGATCCTGCTGATCGAGCACCCGGAGCTGCGCGACGAGTATCTGCGCGAGGAGCCGTTAGAGGCGTTCCTAGGGGGCAGGGGATATGCACAACTTGCTTGATTCCCTGTTCAACGGAATGGCCGCATCTGAGATGTATCGGTCGCAGATATTCCCTGAGCTGTTCCCGAATCAGCCTGAGATGAGGTTGGTCAACTGGCCGTTAGATGACCTCGAAATGTATGTGGGTGGTGTGTTCACACCAGGCTATAAGTGGGCCCGACAAAATCAGAAAGTGAGTGTTTAGTGACAGCAGTAAATTGGGGCCCAACGGGGGAATTGGTCTACAAGCGGACCTATTCACGCGTAAAGCCGGATGGCACACGGGAGATCTGGCCTGAGACTGTGCAGCGCGTGGTGGACGGCAACCTCGCACTCGTGGATGAGCGCCACCGGCTGGGCTTTGAACGCGAAGACCTCATCACGATGATGACTAAGTTTCAGCTCCTTCCGGCTGGCCGTCACTTGTGGGCGTCAGGTGTGAAGAATGCTCAACACTTGTTTAACTGCTGGGTGTCTGGGTGGACACCGTCGATCTCAGATCATTTCGAGTTCACGTTCCTGCGCCTGATGGAAGGTGGCGGGGTTGGTGCCAACTATTCGAACAGCAACCTGACTGACTATCCGATCGTTGTGCATCCGCTGCAAGTTCACATCGTCTGCGATCCATCGCACATCGACTACCAGTCTATGAAAGATGCAGGTCTGCTGTCGGATCATTACGACTGCGACTGGGATGGCGCATACCCGATCGAGGACTCGCGTGAAGGTTGGGC